TTTAGATTTTTGCTCCCACATGTCATTTACTTCTAATGGAAAATTCATTTTTTCTTCCACAAGTACTTCATGTGTATTACAAGCATTCCTATTTTGAATAAAATAATCAACAGCATCTTCTATATTTGTATTACCGTTTTCATCTTTAAAATCTCTCTTAATAAGAAAAGCAGGAATAAAAAATCCTATGTCAGAACTCACACCTTCATTTGTAAATTGGTTTTTAAAACTTACCATTCCAAAATCTTTTGGGTTCTCAAATATCTTTTTAGCTTCTTGTAATAGTTCTAACGAGCCTGAAGTTCCAGCCATCAAGGTAATTCCAAATTTAGTATTTCTTCTTAATAACGCTCTATTACTACCCCAAACTCCGATTGGACTTACTGCAAATTTACCAATTTCATCCATTACACTAAGATGTACCCTTACAGAAGCAGCACTTGTCAAACCACCTCCTTTTTTATTTGGGGAATATGAGATAGGTCTAAAAGAACTACCTGTACCACCGCTTTCTATCCCATTTTCAATAAATCTATATCTATAAAAATCGTGAGTTTTTCCAAGCATATTACGTCCTAACAAAGGTACTGGTTCATATCCTCTTGGTTTAAATACTCCTAAATCTTCATCTGTTAATAAACAGTTCATAGCAGATTCAACCCTTTCACAAAATTCTTTTGTTGCTATATCTTCAGCAGCACCCATAATTACATTAGCACTAATTTTCATATCTATCCAATCTTTGCTAATACTTTTAGCTCCATCGAAGATTAAGAACCAAACTGTTAGTCCAACCATGAAAAATGTCTTGCCTGATGACCTCGAACCCAGGATAATAGCATCTTTTGCTTCATTATGCCACAAAGGTCTGCCAAGATTTTTAGCATGAAGTTTGTAAAGATATTCTTGAGCAGGAATGTATTTTTTTAAAATTCCATTATGGTTTAGGTCTTCCCATCTTTTTACATGTTTTTTAGCATTTTTCATTTCATGCTCATCTATCAAAGCTCTATCACAAGAATATTCTTCATCTCCAGAAAATCCAGAAAAACCATAAGCTTCAGCTATTAAATAAGAAAACATCCATTCCAAATCATCTAATCTTGCTTTAACAGTAACTTCTTCTTTTGAATCATTTTCTTGTTTAATCTTAACATAATTAGCATAAAAGTACCCATAAGGAGGCAACCATCTAAAACCTTTACTTTCTTCTCCCCATTTTCCGTAAATACAGTTTTCTATCTCTTTGATTTTGAACTCTTTGTATTGTTTTGTACTTGGGTGAAATCCAGGTTGTGTGGTTAAATATTGTTTTCTATTCTCAATTCTTATAAGTTTTATTTTCTTTAAGTATTCATACTTATCATCCATGGGTCTCATAGTCTTGGAATAAACTACCATCTTCCATATCAGAAGGTCTTCTTGAACCTCTAATTTTCATTTCGTCCTTAGAGATGGCAAATAATCTTTGAGCTTTAGCAAGTTCATCATATAAGGGTGTAGTAAGTTTTACCATGGCATCTATTTCTTTCGGAGGTAAAGATGATAATACAAATGAGTTTCCTCTACTTACATACTTACCTTCACCATCTTTCATATAGTAATCCATTGTATAGGGACTTGCTTTTAAGAAAATATCTCTTTCCACCAGTTTATCTTGAATACCTTTTAGAGTCCTTTCAGCTATTGTAAAACATTTTGTAGGATAATCTTCAATACATTTTTTTATAATAGGGTCATTCCAATTTATTTTAATACTTTCTGCAATAATTTCTTTCCTCTTTTCCTCTGACATTTTGAGCATTTTGTTTTCCTGCTCATCTGGAGAGCAAATTACCCAAACTGCATAAAATTCATTACAAGCTATCTTTTTATCTTTTGATTTATCTCTTAAATACAAAGTTTTGTAAGGTTCTATGATAGTTAGATGAGGGTTTGCAGAAAAAGGGTCTCCTTGAAATAACTCACTGGCTACTATATCTACAAATTGATTATCTTTCATCAGTCTGTTAGTTTAACGAATATTAAATCTGTATTCTTAGATTTACCACCTCTTAATTGTCTTTCTATTACATGGTCTTTAATTCCCATAAATCTACTTGCTTCTCCAATACTTTCAAATATCATTCCATTATTTTCACATTTAACTCTTACTTTTTGTTTTGTAACAGTTTCCCCATCTAAATATTTAAAAGTATAATTTCCTGTATGACTCAATTTTCCTTTGCAGACATTTGTAATTGAAATAGCATGTAAACCAAGTTCCTTTGCAGCTTTTCTGATACTATCATAAGTTGTATCGTTTGTAATGCAATAAACTTTTCTAACTCTTTCAGGTTTATGTTCATACTTTTTAACAGGCTCATCTACATATTCCCAATGAAAACCACCTGCTTTAGCATAAATACCTCTACATACAGCAGAGATAGAATCACTTCTTGCTCCAGTATCCTTAGTAGCATGTTCAATTGATTTATAAATAGTATTCGTTTCTACACATCTAACTTTTTTATCCATTATTCCATAAGCAGCATTATTTTCTCCACACTGACTATTTCCTCCGATATGTAAATTATACCCAATTTTAGGATTTCTTGCATCTAATTTAGCTATATAATAAGTTTCTATTTCATCAGCTTCTTTAGCTGAATAAGCGTATTGCAAGATTTCTCTATTAAAATTATATATACCGTATTTAGCGTAAGCTAAACGTATTAACTTTCCAGAACCTTTATAAGTTTTATCTTTTTTACTCCCATCTAATTTCCTTTGTCCTACATAAATCTTTTTATTAATTAAATTCGTAGTAACATAAATAATCCATTCTTGTTTTGCTTCCACAGTACGATAGTTAAACTAAATTTTCCTTATTAACGATTTTTAAAATGTAAACAAAAAAAGAGCTAATGAAAGCTCTCTTAAACAATTAACAATCAAGCAGATTCATCTTATTAACCAATCCATGTACATGTTTTCCAACAAATACTTTTTTATACTGACTCAATCCAGTTTTTAAACAATCTCTTTTAAAGAGTTCATAAGTACTACAACCTGAATTAAATTCTTCTACAAAAGCTACATGATACCATTTAGTCCAATTTCTCCACATCTGTATCTAGTTGCCATTTTGCTAGGGGACACTTTGCAATCTTTGATAACCATTTAGCAGGAAGATTACATCCACATCCTTTATTTACATCGCCTTTTTGAAACTTTTTATCATAGTAGGTAAAACTCCTTACAACAATACCTTCCATTTTGGGATTACATGTATCGTTAGATAGTAAAGGACATTTATTACATATTGAAGCACGTCTTAATCCTTCCTCAATTTTAGAATCTTCTAACAATCCTAATTTACTCAAGAGTAGGTTCTTAAAACCATCTTGTATATCTATAGCTTGGTCAATCTTTTCTTTCAGGTTCATTTATCATCTTAGTTACACAACCTAAAGAAGCATTTTTATCACCTTCATCTTTTACATAAGGGTCAATAGCTCCAAAATAAATAGCTCCATTTCTTGCAAAATCCCAACTAAAAGAAATGTTTCTATTTTCGTTTATCTTTTCACAAAATAGTTTCTTTTCATCTGGTTCATAAGTAATCATACCTATTCTCTTTGCACCATTTAACAAACTTATAATTTCATCAGCTATTTCATCAGCACTTTCATTATAAACATTTTTCTTACAACTACCTTCTCTACGGACACATCTTGATATAAAGGATGTAAAAGGTTATACCAATAAAATATACCAATTTAGACCATAACTATAATAAAATGATTGAAAGAATTATCAACATAATTCTTTCAGGAATCGTTACAACGACTAATACAAGCATGAAAACATTAGCTGCTGAATTGTATTACGATATTAATTTCAATTCAATACTTCCTGATGATTTAGCTTCAGCAAGTGATATTATCATTAAATTGAAAGATGCTGGATTGCTTTCTTCTGAAAGCGCTATTAAGATGCTTGATATTGTAGAAAATCCGGTTGATGAATTAGAAAAAATCAAGCAAGAGCAACCAGAAGTAGTTCCACCAACAGCGTAATATATGAACATACCAAATGAGTATAACATTGAAGATATTCTTTACCTAAAACACGATATTGAGCAGTTACCTAGAATGGTTTCTGCTCTTGTTTGGGATGGCCACAAAGTGATGTATGAGGTTATTTCTGGAACAGAAGCATCACAACACTATGAATATGAATTATCACCTATAAAAACTATTTACTAATGAAAGCACTAAAACTATTTTTTACTTGGTTATTTTTTCCAATCATAGTATTGGTAAAAAAGAGACAAAAACACATCATTAATAAAATTGATGAGGTCACCGACAACTACGATAAACTTATCGAGGAATACAATCTTATCCATAGAAAAGAAAGTAAGCTATCAAAAAAGGAACGAGAAGAAGTTCTTTTTACAGTTGATTTTCTTATACAAAAAGGTCATTTAAAAGTGAATAACGTATGAAAGAAACTGAATTAAGAATTGGGAATTTAATACTAGTTAAATTTAACGACGAAATAGGTAAAAAAATATCTGATGAATGGACTATTGAAAAAGTAAACTATAATCATATAAAAGATATTTCTACCAACAATAAGGATGTTTTATATAAACCAATTGAAATAACAGAAGAACTTTTATTAAAGTTTGGATTTGCAAAATACACTGGTTGGGATGATATGGTTTATTGGTGTTTACCTGATGAACATGGAGACCCAGAAAGATTTGAAGTTTTTGAAAATCAAAAAGGTTTTGAATTGTCAAGCGGTGCTATTTGTGAAAGCGTTCACTTACTTCAAAATGCTTATTTCTTTCACTATTTAAACGGAAAAGAATTAACAATTATCACAGATGCAAAACCCTAAAATCAAAACAAAAGTAGTTCATTCTCAGTCGAAGTCGTCTTGGAATATTGTTGGAACTGGATTGAGTGGTAAGTATAAAATTGCTAGAATTCCTTATGTAGTTTCTGGAAATGAAATTTGTGATGCCAGAGAAAAAGCAGAAGCTTTACATCATGCAGAATTCATTTCTTTTTGTTTCAATAATTCTGAAAGCATATTAAAAATTAGATGACTAACTTAACAATAATAATAAACCAATGATTATGAAAGCACTTAAATTATTAGCTTTAGCTTTACTATTTGTCAGCTGTTCCAAAGATGATGATTGTTCAGGAAATTATGATGAAATATACAACCAATATCAAGTTCAAATTGATTATGTGATGAACCATCCAATAGGAGGTTTAATTGATTATAGACAAATAGATTTGCTGAAGCAGGAACGCGATAAAAAACTCCAAAATGCATGTAGATAATTAATGCAAATAAAGTCTAAAAAGGCGTAAACTTATAAGTTGATTTTTGATAATTAATCATTCTTTCGGGCAAAGAAAAACTCGCATCTTAAATGAGAAATAAGTTAATTCCTCTGCATTAAACAAAACCACTCTTTTCGGGTGGTTTTTTTGTGCTCAAAAATATTATTCTTATTTAGACTAAATTAAAATAAAGTTATTACATTTGTTGTCAATATATTATTAACTAACATTTTAATTATGGCAGTAGCACCAGAAAAAATCAAGGCAAGACTTAAGGCATTGTTCCCTAAGGCTAACTTATCAACCAAAAGGTTAGACGTATATGCGGCTAAACTTGCACCAAAACCAGCGGATGATGCAGACGATGCAGCAATCGATGTAATCATTAATGAATACAACGAAGTAATCGATTTTGAAGCAGTTGCAAAAGAGGACGACAAAACACGAACTCTTGAAGCAGCAAAAGCAAAAGCCGATGCAGAAGCAGCAGCAAAAGCTAAAGGTGGAAAAGGTAATCCGACTGATGAAGATGATGAAGATGATGAACCAGAAGGTTTAACTCCGTTTGAAAAAACGATGTTAAAAAGATTTGGAGAATTAAAATCTGATATTGATTCAATCAAAACTGGAAGCGTAAAGCAAAGCAAGTTAGAGCAAGTAAAATCATTGCTGGAAAAATCAGAAGTTTTTAAAAAACTAGACGATGAAACTAAAGGCTTTATGCTTAAAAACGTGGACTTAGAATCTGAAACACCTTTTGAAGAGCAAATCACTTCATTAGAAGGAGTTTTAGGAAAATTAGTTCAAACAAATGCCGATAGCAATCAATATGCTGGTCCAGCTGGTGGAGGTTCTCCAGCAGATGTAAAAGCCGACCAAGCAGTTGTTGATAAAATGTTAGAAGGAATTTAAAAATCAGTATTAATCACAAAAATTTAAAGTTATGTCAGGAACGACTGGAAACTTAAATAATGTCGTTGACAATTTCGATACTTCAAAAGATAGTATAGTGATTGTTAACAATCAGGAAACAATTCCTGGAGGAAAGACATTAGACACAACAGGATTTGCACCGGCGGTTATTCCAGCTGGACATCTTGTTATTGAAGAAACTGCGACAGGTGTTTTAAAACCGATGCCAGTTTCAGGAGCAAATTATGGCTCTTTGCCTGCAAACCACACTTATAAAGGTGTTGTTGTATCAAGTGTTTTAACTACAAAACCTTTTGTATCAGTAATGATCAAAGGAACAGTTAATAAAAACGCTTCTGCTTACGGAATTAGTTCCGTTCTTTCGGCTGTTAGAACAGCATTACCATTAATTCTTTTTACTCAAGACTAAGCCATGAATCAATCATTATTCGTCCAGTTTCTAGCATATTTCAAATTGCTAGCTAAAACCATTGAAGAGAAAGTAAATGGTAAAAAAACAGAGTTAACTTACTTGCATAAGGAAATGTTAACCGAAGAACTATCTGTAGATTTACAATGGAAAAGTTTATCCGTAAACTCAAACATTGTTGCTGCGGACATTGTAGCATTAGATTCAGCTTTACCATTAAAAAGAAGAGATTCTTTTGGCGCTGCTTCTGGTGATATTCCTAAAGTTGGTATGAAATTACAATTGACTGAAAAACAAATGACAGATCTTGACGTGTTAAAAGCACGTAATGCAGAAACATCTGTTTTAGTTGATAAAATTTTCGACGATACTAAAAAAGCAACAATGGGTATCCATGAGCGTAACGAATTTATTTTCTTGCAATCATTATCAACTGGTATTGGTTTAATTGAAAATGAAAACAACGTTGGAACAGGTGTTCGTGTTGATTTTGGTTACAAGAATGCAAACAAATTTGGAGCTTCGACAATATGGTCAGATGCTAATGCTAAACCAATTGATGATATTAAACGTATCGTTAAAATTGCTGCTGCAAAAGGCGATATGATTAAGTTCTTAATGATGTCAGATACTACTTTTGATAAGTTAGCAGAGAATGAGCAAACACGTCAGAATTTTGCATTTAGTCAAAACTTCTCTGGAGATAATGCTAATATTCCAACTCCTGATTTAACACAAGTAAATACATTAATGCAACGTAAGTTTGGACTAACAATCATTGTTGTTGATAGAACTGTTACAACAGAGCGTGATGGAGTAAGAACCGTTCAAACTCCTTGGGCTGTAAACAATGTAATTTTCTTAACATCAAATAAAGTTGGTAAGTTAGCTTATGGAATTTTAGCTGAAGAAACAAGAAAATCACCTAAAGTAATGTATGAGAAATCAGGTTCTTACATTCTGTTGAAAAAATGGAGTACTGAGGAACCATTTGCTGAATTCACATCTTCTCAAGCTTTAGTTATTCCAGTAATCAATAATGTAGATTCTATTTACTTATTGAATTGCGAGGAGGCTGTAACTGATGCGCAAACAGAGAATGATGCAAACTTTGATTATAAAGAAGATAGCTACACTCGTACTTCTGTAATTGCTGGTATTAATGCTGCTGTTGGTAAAACAAAAGCTAAATCAACAAATACTGATGCTAAATTACTTGAGTATGTAAATGAGTTATCAGAAGAGCAAATCTTGGTATTTGAAGCTACCATAGTTCCATCAGCATAAGATGTACTCAGACGAAATCATATCAACTTTAACCGAAAGAATTGGTTTCGGAACACCACAAGAGGAAAGCTTCGCTGTTCAAATCAGCGAAGCTAACTCAACGGGTGCTTCTTCTCGTATTTTTAAGTCGTTTCATGCACTTTGTACTATTGAAAATATTTTTGATTGCATAGATATTGTTTTACCAGATCATGCAGATAGTAGCGATAAATTCAATGCTATTTTAGATGATTTTAGAAACGGAGCAGTAAGAGAAATACTTCCAGCAATACTTAATAGTCATGTTGATTACATTATTGATACAGACTACTCAAAAACTATTGAAGATAACATTGTTTTATTTGATAATGCTATTGGATTTAAAGTTGCTATGTCTGTTTTGGAAATGTTCGCTTCTTCCAAACGTATCAATATAACCGAAAGAAATTCAAAACTATCATCTTCTAATCTAAAATTAGAGTTAAATGGTTTTAGAAATGAAAACGGAGCACTGGTTGCTCGTGGATTAGTTCACGAATACCAAAATGCAGTCAAAGCAGCTAGAAATAAAATATTTCCAATCCTTCCTATTGTTGAGGATGGCAACGCTTGGTAATTATGAATTATAACAATTATCCTTCATACGGAATTGATTCAAGCTTTAAAAGGCTTCAAAATATTCTTGCTACAAAGTTAGAATTAGAAGGTGTTGACTTCTATGGTAGAGTTCAAAGAACTTTATCAAAAGATTTGAAAAGCAACATTCCAACAACACTGATATCAAGCAAGGATTATAAAGATGTTTACTATGATGATAAAAATGCTCCTGGAGGAAATGTTTTTTTTATTGATTCTGAAAAGCATTCAAGCAAAGATGGAATAATTTTTAAAAGTGAAATCAAGATTGTGTTTATGCTTAATCTTGATAAGGTACTTTCAAAAAAAGAGTATAGAGCCGATGTTCAAATACAAGATCACTGCATCAAATTGGTGCAAAAAACAAAAATGATAGAAATCACTGGAATAGATAAAGAATTGAATTCAATTTTAAAAGGATTTGATGTAAGTAGTATTAAAATGTCTAACGTCAATCCTTATCATATTTTTTCCATTGATGGAAGTCTTACTTATAATTTTAATTGTAACCATTAATACCGACACACGATATGGGACACATAATCGAATGTAAAAAAGCTGGTAATAAAAATAAAAACACCGGTGCAAAAGAGCAATGTACAGCAGCTCCAGTAATTCGTCACGCATTAGCAACGAATGAACAAGTTTTTGATACAGTTGCTGACTTTAAAGATTTGGCAGTTTGGAAAACACAGAGAGATGATAAAAAAATAATTCCTCTTTTTCCATTAGAAGAATTAGCAATTGCTGATACTGAAGATACCTACAAAGAAGGTAACGAAAAATACAGAACTGCTGTAGGTCAAAAAATCAGAACTTTTAACTGCGTATTGAGCGAATGTTCACACGCTGCTTTAAAGTCGTATCATGGTAAACTTATGAAAGTTTACGAATTTACAAAAGAGCAAGAAATCAAAGGGGTTTCTGTTGATGGAACAACTGTAAAAGGTCAAACTATCAAAATTGAAGTTGGTAAATTAGTTGATGCAGTAAATGATAATTATCAGTACTCACCAGTTACTATTTACTACCAAGACTTCAACGAGTATGAGGACTATGCAGTAAGAGTAAAACCAGACTGGCCAAATATTGAGTTAAATGGTATTATGGATGTTAATTTAACTTTAGTTTCAGCTTCTGCTACTTCTCTTAAATTTACAGCTGATGCTGGTTGCGTTGGTGATGCAGTTACTTCTTTAGTTTCAGCAAATGTTTTATTATTAAACTCTGACGGAACTGCAAAATCACATTCATTCGTTGCTCCTGATGAAGATGGGGTATATGAATTGACTGGAACAGGTTTTGCTAACGGAATGACAATTGACCTTAATGGTGTTGTTGTTAAAACAGAGGATTCTTACGAATCAACTGGTCCGTTAACAATTTCTGGAATTTCTTAATACCTTTTTACTATGAAAGGTAGAAATCAGTACAAAGGAATAACGTTTGAGGAAAATTATTCAAGAACGTTTGATCAGTTCAAGGCAGAGTTTGAAAACACACACGTTTTCAAAAGAATAGAACCAAAGCAAAGGTTGAAAGAATTGAAAATTGCCTTTGAAATAGCTACTTCAAAAGCAAAATCAAAAACAGAAGAAGTAGCTGAAGAATAGAATAAATCTTATTGCAGAAGAGGACGTATAGAGTTGGCAACAATTTTATAACGTCCTTTTTTTTATAAAAATACCAATGGCGACAATTGAAGAACACTACAATTCTATTAAAAAAATTGATGAAGCAATAGCATCAAAAGAGTTATTTGATTTCATCAGAAGTATTGAAAAGAAACTTACTGAACTAAATAGAATACAATTAAACGAAAACTCTAAAGACATATTCGGAGATGCAATTGGATTCTATTCTAAAGCAACAGAGGTAATCACCAAAGGACAAAAAAAAGCGGGTGAACCATTCGATGCAAAAGATAGTGGAAGTTTCTTAGATAAGCTTTATGCAAGGGTTGAAAATGGATTGATTGTTTTTGGTTCTACTGATTCAAAAGTTGATTTAATTATGAATTCCGATAACTGGCTTTCAAAGGATTTATTCGGACTTACTGATGAAGATTTGAACAAGGTTATTGAAGATGAATTCAGACCGTTTATGATAAAATTTTATAGAAAAGAACTAGGATTATGATTTACGATAAACTCAGAAAACTTCCAAAAGTTATCCAAATGGATATCTACGAAACTGGAGACCTAACATTGATATCTGATGAAGATACTCCAATTGATCAACTAATTGATTTGTGGACCAAATTAGAAGATGAATTTTCCAGAAAGTATAACAAAAAGGGTGTTGATGATATTTTCAACCTTGAAAGAGAAATTGAGTACCAATCAAACCGATATCTAATAATCAATTCTTGCTGTGAGCAATTGTTATTTGATAAAACCCCAGAGGTAATACAAGTATTGAAAGAGCAAGGATATTCTTTTGATGAAAATTCTGTTGATTTTAAGTCACAATTGGATAGAATTCATCGCGAATCGAAAGGAATCATCATAAAAATAAATCAATTGAAAGATAAGCTCCCAAAGGTAGAGGAAGGCAAATCTTTTGAAAACAACATAATTGAAGTCATGGCAAATTACTCCGCTATTTTAGGAATTGCTTTTGATTTCAATACAGTATCGGTTGAGGCTTTTCATTCTTACGAATCTCAAGTAAAAGCTAAAATCAAAAATTTAGAAAAATCAATCGCACAATCAAAAAACAAATAGTTATGAGCGGTCAAATCACAAGAAAAGACATAATTACAGATGAAGCCTTGAATTGGGGAAGAGATTATGCAAAAGTTATGGACGAGGCAATTGGCAAAAACAAAGAGTTTGTTGATACCATTGTAGCTTTAAATGCCGAGAATGTTAAACTTAGAAGGTCCGAAAATCAAACGGAATTTCTCAAACAAAAAAATGAAATAAAATTAATTACTGAAAAAAATAATGCTGCATTAAAAGAGCAAATGACTCTTGAAATTGCCTTGGAAAAAATCAAGCAAGAATCAGTTAGAACTGCTAAACTTGAACTTGATGTTGAATCAAAAAAAGAAGCTGCAAAAAAGAGAAATAATAAACTCACCATTGAGGAA